CAGTATTGCAGAACGAATTTCAATTATTAAATGGGTAAAAAGTTCAAAATATGGATTGACGTACTACCGTGAACTTTTTGAGTTTTTTGGTGTTGAACTTGTCGAACTAAACAAACCAAAGCCGATGCAATGTATTGCTCCATGCACATCTCCAGTCAATACAGAGCAGCTGCGCTATAAGGTCAAACTCATATTAAAAAATAGCCATGCCGCGGACGTGGACTGCATCATTGATGCGTATTTTCCTGCATTCTTAGAAATAAATATTCGCGAGGTATAAATGAAACGAATTGATAGTGTGAATGCTAGACCTGATGAGAATGGTCAAGGCAAAGCGGGCTTTCATGACAATGCAGATTTATCAGGTCAAGATGCAACATACGTGACACCTGATTGGTTTAATACGGTACAAGAAGAACTTTGTAATCTTCTTGAATTAAATGGAATTGTGCTAAATCCGACATCCAAGCGACAACTCTATGATCTTTTAACAACACAGGCTGATCTTGAAGCGTTGGCAGATGCAATTGAAACCAATTTCATTCGTAAAAGCCAAATCATCGACAACTTAACAACCAACGATGCTACTAAGCCTGTTTCAGCAGCCCAAGCAAAAAACTTACAAGATAATAAGCTTGATAAAGATGATGTTCTTCAATTTATGCCTATTGCTTATCCCAAATCCACACCGCCCAGTGGTTATCTAGCAATGATGGGGCAAGCAATATCACAAGTCACGTATCCAAAACTATATGCGCTATATGGTGCCAACCTTCCTGACATGCGTGCTTATACAATTCGTGGTTTAGACAATGGCCGTGGCATCGATCTTAATCGTGTTGTTCTAACCGAACAAGGAGATGCTATTAGGAATATTACGGGTAGCGTAAATGCAATTCGAATGGGAATAGGCTGGACACCTATCAGCAATGGCGCATTAGTTGGTAAAGCATCGACTCATTCAGGTGATGCGAATAACGGTTCATCAGCAACAATGACTATAGATATAGATGCTTCTAGGGTAGTGCCAACTGCATCAGAAAACCGTGTAAAAAACATAGCATTTTTATATATTGTAAAGGCTGGTTGATATGATTAATTTAGAAAACGATAAAGTTATTCCTGTCTATTCTTTTGATCAAAATAATGTTTATTGTGGATGTTTTGAATACCACTGGGCTAAAGGCACAGGCTTAGCAGCAAATAGCACACTTGAAGTGCCACCTGAATCCCAAGCTGGCTTTGTTTGTATCTGGAATAATCAAGCATGGGAGTTGAAAGAAGATCACCAAGATAAAGTGGTGTACTCGACATTAGATCGAAGTGAATCAAAGGTTGATTACATTGGATCAATTAAAGAGGGATATACATTACTTAAACCAAATACTGAGTTTGACTCGTGGAATGGCGCAGCATGGATCGATCTCCGCACAGACCAAGAAAAGCTAGAACACACCCGCTCCCAATACCCAAGCCTTACCCGTTATCAATTCTTGCGTTGTCTGCTAGAAAATGGATTTAAAGCAAGTGATATTGAAGCCCAAATTCAAACGATAGAAGATGAATTTAGCCGTGAACTCACACTACTTGGATTTAAAGAAGCAACAAATTTTGTGCGTACAGATGAAAGCATTCTTGCAATGCAGTCAGTTTTAAGTTTGACAGATGAACGAGTCGACCAGATGTGGGAGTATGCTTTAACTCTTTAGTTATCATTTAGAGATTTCCTTAAGGAAATTGAAATAACGTTGCACATACTGAAATGTTTATTTAGCGTAATTATCTCAAAAAAATGCAAAAATTATCTCGTCGCGCATCAATTCTTGTAACAAATGATCAATACTATTGAATACAGGGCTATCAGGGATTCTCAGCCCAATTTGATTGAATAGCGGTGGTTCCCCTAAATCAATTGCAGGGGTTTGCACTTCAGGTAATGTAATCGGGCGCGGTGGTTCCACCACATCAACTTGTACATTTTTGATGTCTTCTAATGAGGCGCTAATCTGTGCTTGGTATTTATCAGCAAACTCATTGATCTTATCCATTTGCTCTTGGACTGTGGTGATGGCTTCAGCTAAAACGCCATCTGGTGCAACATCTTGGAGGCTCATTATATTCTCCGTCTGGTTTCTGAGTAATCGATGGATTGTGAGTTCAGGCTAGCGCTTGTCCCTTGCAACTGGATTTCAAAACTAAAATGTCGTCCTCTGAGCCCACGGCCAAACTGTACGCGTCCATTGGTTAAATGATCTGAATGTTCTAAGGGCAAGCTGTAGTTAAAGAACTGTGCATTTCCACTTTGGGTAGTACCAATAGTGACTTGCAAAGACCGATTAATCCCTTTCAGTTGATATTCTAAAAAATGGGACAATGGGTGAATTAACATTTCCCCAAAATCTAATTTCCCTGTTTTCACTTTGGCTTGAATACTTTCCCCTTCAAGTCCACTGAGATAAACACCATCATTACTAAGCAGATATAACTGATCATTAATAACGGCCATGCCTCTAAAATTAAAAGGTTCATATCTACTCATCGCCCAAGTATTGGTATTGGCTGTCCATGCTTGAGCGCGATGCTGTGCAGATAGGTAGTAATCATCTGCAAAGGCCAATTCATCTATCCAGCTTTTGGCATAAAGCTGATGAGATACATCAACTGAACTTTTTACTGACTCAAAACAACGTAAATTTATTCTAGAAACAACTTGAGGGCTGTCCGTTACCGTTGCTGATTCTAGATCAGTACTTTTTGTTTTTAATTGGTGAAAAGGCTGGTCAGCAAAATTCGCTATTTCTATCGTTTCAATCGCATGTAAGGCATAAATATGGTCTTGAGCCTTGGCAATTTCAGTAGTATTTGAATGTACTGTCTTCTTCACGAAGATTAAGTCTGATACTTGAGCTGTTTTTACCGAGACAAAACGCTGTGACAGCTTCACCTCATCACGGACAATAGCCTGTTCAGCTGTATCAACATGAAAAAACAACTTTATCGAATCAGTTAGTTTTGCCTGATCATTGATGTTATGAGATGCATACAGTTTGTTCGATGTAATGGTACTGGCTTTAACAGATTCGGTAGTCAGTACTGTGACATTTGGATCGCTATAATCATAAGCTGCAGCAACTTCATCCGTCAGAAACCCCAGTCGGAACTGAATCATATCTGAAGCTTTAGCGTGCTCCTCAGCAATAGAATGAACATCAATCCATATATTATCCGTAGCAATTGTTGCTTCCATTGTGTCTTCACGGTAATTATTCATTAATCACTCCAATGAAATGATACGCAGATTGATGCTCAACTAAACTACTATGCCCCCACTTATATCGGCGTTTTGTTGAGTCGGTTTCCGATATGTTGGCATATTCAGTATCACCAAAGACAACCCTACAAGCGTCACGATAAAAGTAGTGAGGTGAACCGCCTGCATCTACTGGCGAAAAGGAGAAATACCAAGCTTCGGGTAGATTTTTATGGGCAATTTTTGCACCTACAAATGGGTAAGAAATTGCGATTAAACCTGATTGGTCCTTTTGGGTAATTTTTGTTTCATCAAAGGGCTCAATGGTTGGACCTTCCCCACCAATCACTACACCACCAGCTTGATGAGAGCCTGATACCCGGTCTGTATAAGGTGCACAAATGGAACTCACATCAATGTAACCATTGCCGACACCAAACCAATCCCCTGAATCAGCAAAGTCACTAAATTCAGTAGGTGTATAATTTGGTGGACCAGAAACATATACATATTCACCTGTGGTTGGATATGGACGGCCTTTTCCAGAATTTCCAATCCAGTGAAATACTGGATCATAGGTCCACAACATATATGAGGTCGGATCAGCCATCGCATGTAAGCTGTGTCTTTCGTTTTTCGATTTAGTTTGAGTACTTTCCTGAAAAGCGTACAAGATACAGTCCCGATTAAAGCTTGGAACGCAAATTGCGCAGTCCATACCATCCCCTGAAATTGTTTCTGTAGTGGTTACATGCTTGTAATATCGAGAACGCGAGAGTGAGCCATTCATATAAAGGATCATTGGCGTGGCATATGCTGGATTTCCGTAACCAAGATCAGTGCCTTTAATGTGAGTGTATTTCGAGGACTCAGAAGCTTCACGCCGATCATCAAAATCAGATGTATAGAAATAGCCCAGTAAACCTGTAGAACTTGTGGTTTCTGTTTTTTCCCATTGGCCGACTATCATGGCCTCTTCAAATGTCGACTCAACTTCTTTATTAAAGGTTCGATCATCAGTAAAAAACTTAACAACTTTTAATTGGTCATCGACATAACAACCAAACATCACTGTATCGCAGCGTACAAATTCCCCAGCGTAGTCGGGTGAAGAAAAGATAAATGACTCACACCCTTGCCCTGTCAGCTCAGGAAATTTTAAGCGACCCATAGACTTAGGATATTGCTTACCTAATAACCAACACACAGGTCCACTGCTGACTCTAGATACACTCCCTGAATGTTGTGCAATCGGATCAACTTCATAGTTATCCCAATAATCCACATCAACGGATGTCACACCTAGTGGGTTTGAGTGGCTGGTTAGGGCTTGCTGATAAATCTCTTCAAAGGGTACATGCCGCATCTTGTATAGAATCGCTAAAGTTTTTTGTTCACCCTTAGGTAATAGCTGAATAAGATTCTCTAAATAGCGTGAAATTACTTCTACATATTGAGATTCAACTTCAACCTTATTCATCCAACCTTGATTGAGTGCAGGCCCTAAATTTAACTTGAGCTTGTATCCATAGACATGCATCAAGCCATTATCGGCATAGTTCCAACAGGTATTAAATCCCTCACTTCCTAAACTATTTAATGACCAACCACATGCGGAATACATGGGCATTTGTTGGTAAAAATCTGCTGTGCTACAAACTTTAATCACCGCCCCAGCTCTGCGCCAAGCTTGCAAGTCAGTACCTGTAGGAAAACCCTCACCACTTGGTAAACCACCAAAACGATCCAAAATTTTTAAAATTTCATCATCACCGACTTCTTCTACGTATTCGCGGAATGCTTTTGTCGTAGTTGCAGGTATAACAGGTAATGGCATCGACCAAACACCACTGGTATCAATTTGAATTAACCATGGTTTTTTTTCACTATCGAAGCTAATGATGTGACATAGATTAGCTTTGTAATCATATTGATACTGTCCATCAAAATGAGGAACGCCTGTATAACCAGGTAATCGGATACTATTTAGCTCGTCTTTAATTCGCTCAAAATATTGCTCTGGTATTTTGAGTTCAGCTCTTTCTATATCATTTTCGGGCAGAGCTTCGATGTCCTGTCGACCATAGCCCGACGTAATTTGTACTACTTCTGCCATTGCACCGCTGTAAAGTGTTGGCCGCAACTTTACAAACTGAGTGTAGGTATAAATGCCTGTATTTTTTGGTTTTAAATATTCAAAATTTGGGCTGTATTCGATATTGAAACGCTCTAATGCAATATCTTTTGGAGGCAAACTTTCATTGATATAAGCTGCTAGTCTTTTTCGTGCCTGTTCCGTTAGCTTTATTCCAACTTTGCCACCATCCGTCAAAATAATAGATTGACTAATGATTCCGCTATACAGCATTGGCACGAAGGTTTTCGCAAGACCGTCAATTTCAAACCGCTTTGTTAATTCGTCCTTATAGGCCAAAACCTTGAGCACACCACCCATATCTTGGATGATGAAGTATCCCCCATTTGCAAAGTTATAAACTTGCTTCAGGCTTTCGACTTGGCTTGCTTGCTTAAAATTAGTAAAACGCTGAACTGTCACATCGATAAATGCTCTTTCATCATCTGTGAGTTCAGCGCCTTGTAAAGCTAAACCATAAGGACGCGGTTGATGCATATCGGTATTACACAGTTAATGCAAAACGATAGCCCATATCCAGCACATCATCATTTTGTAATGTACGCACCGTCGGCCATTTCGTAGCGGAAACTAGAACACCTGTGGTGCCTCCACGCTGACTATTGGATAAAAGCGCAATCCCTGTCACATTCAATTGTGACGACGTTGCAATCGTCACCGATGTGGCTGCAGTCATATTGTCTACATAAGTGTTATCTGTTGCAGGTAGAGGATTAAATTGTGGACGGGTTGCTGCGGTATAGCCTTCAGTTTGAGAGACAATTTCATTGGCCACAGCTGTAAAATTAGCAGCTGTCCAATTCGACGCAGGTGCAGTATTTCCACTAAATAATGCAAGATAGAACCCTGCTTTTTTGGGATGGTTTTGAACAAAATAAGTATTCAATACATCAATTAACCCTTCTTTAGTAATCAGGTTCTTTTGTACATCCCACTCCCCACCGTTCACGCGAGTAAAGTATGTTCCTTCGATGCCCACACTTAATGTAGGAAAGATGATCCCACTTTCGGTTACATCGAAGCGATCTTTGTTTAGCTCATCTGCAATCGCACTTTTAAGATTGGCTGAAATTTTATGGTTAGGCATGAGTCAATATCCAAATTGGTAATGACTTAGCTTACAAGGGTAAGAATTCTGCCCCCAAGCCCTACAGACTGCCCATTTTCGGCATGAATTTGCTTCAAATTTTGACGGTGTAATTCAATAATTTGACCGCTGGCCGTTCCAATCACATAACCATTTGCCAACCAAAGTGCACTAAATAAGCTACCTTGTGATATTTCCGCACTCACATCCTTACTACTCAGCAACATTGCCGAATGAGGGATAGGTGCCTGTGAAGCCTTGCGCTCTATAACCATTCCCTTTAAGTCATTGCCGCGAAGGAAAATCACATGATCTTGTTGACCTACCCAAATTCCCGCGTCCACAGGAATAGCAAAACGTATTCGTTGGGGGAATTGTACAAAGTTAAAACGCGAATCCATCAAGTGATAGTTCATCGGTTCCGAAAAATATAAAACATTGCGATCAGCAACCATAAGCCGCCCTCGCCAAAGGGCCAAACTATGGCCTGACCTCATTGGTGATAAGTGTCGGTTAGCAGCACTACGTGATAGATTTTGAACACTGGTTATTATTGCACTGGAATTTGTTATATCTAAGCTTTCATACTCAAGCAACTCACCACCTTCGTGATCCGTGATGTAGAGTTTGACGTGAGAAACATTTCGATCAAAACAATAAGGTAAAACTATTTCAAAAGCTGAGTTTTCACTGACAGTAAGATTCGTTAACTCAGATAATGCTGACTCCATTCCATTGGCATTTACCCAAGAAATTGCCACTGCATAAGAACCCGCAGTGAGGCCACCTGAATAATGAGATACTTGATTCAATATTGGGGCTGCTGGTGTGTCTATAGTAAAAGTTCTTGCTTCGATACCGTCATAGACATACAACCCTGTTTCACAGCACATCAAAACGCGATTGTTTAAAACTATGTGTTCTACTCGACCTTGCGCGATGTCTTGGATTAAGACTTTGAATGACCAGTCTTGAGGATCGACTTTAACCCAATCGTGATTTAATTTGGCAAAGCAATCCCCATGCAACGGAGACTGCCACATAAACTCAAATGCACTCTCTGTGATTTTGGAGATTCCCGCTCGCATTTCCACGCGACCAGTCTCAGTAAAATTGATATTAACTGCATCACGTACGAAAAGATGTGGGCTATTCCCTCCAACTTCTAAAGCTGCATCTTCTCTTAAATTATCCATCCCCATGAAGGGAGGAATTTTTTTTACAGCCATTAAAATGCCCCTTTGCGATATTGATCAGCATTACCATCAGGGCGAATGACGTGCACGCCCAGTTTCACATTAGACGCGTTGAAGCGAATGGCGTCAAAACCTAGAGGAGCGACTATAAGTGGTGGTTTAGGTTGTGGCCCTCCTCCACCTCTAGTGACTCGCATTCGATCCTCAAAATGGCGTGGATCATATTCCATCAGGCAAGCATCAAAACCTTGCAGCTTAATGTCCCTTACTCTCAGGCCGATATAGGTCACACCAAATTTTTCCATCAGCGTCCCCACAGGTATTGTGGGTCTACGTGGACCGACATGAAGGCTTTGGGGCATGTATAGCGTCCCACCACGCGATGAGCCCATCATTTGGCTATTCAGACCCAAAGCACGGATGGTACGGTGGAAAAAATCAATCGACGTTTTTCCAAATGACATCGAATTTAGCCCGGTTAAGCGGACTTGAATTAACCTATCTTTAACCAAGGTTATTGTAGGTTTGCCAAAAACTGAGAAGTTTAAAGGCTGGCGGTGGACGGCTTCTTGTGTCCCATCACCTAATTTATGCCAACCAAAACGATATGCTTGGATTCCTTTGACATCAAGATAACGACGCTTCAATTGAACCCTAGGACTTCCATAACGATTGCTTGGAGCAACACTTTTCGGATTAAGATATGGGTTGTGCATCCAAACACGTGTTCGACCAAATACTTCGCCAGCTTTACGAGTACCAGAGTCACTGTTTACATAATGGAGACTTCGGGACTGATGGTTGTCTTTTGCTTGTTGAGGAGCTTCTACGACAGCATAAACAGTATGGGGCGAAAATCGTGGTGTACCCACAATAATGGTGTTCGCAATACCCTCTATCTCAATCGTTCTCCGCGCCAATTGAACTGTTGGTGAACCACATTCTTTATCTAACTTCATCCCATTTTCTATAAGGATGCCATTAGAATAAACATTAGCTTCACCAAACTTTCCAGCCATATAGCCTTCAGGCACTATGACATTACTACGGAGCGATGGTTGCGCCACCTGTAAGAATGGCGGTGCTATACCATCACCATCTTTAATCAAACTCGTATCATCTTGATCATCACCACGGTTATCAACGTTATTCAGATAAATATATTGCGTCGATAATGGTGGGCTACCCGTGCCACGTACACGTAAAGCATGTCCAATTGCACCAGCATTAATGCCATGTGATGTTAATTTTCGATCTCTGAAGTTGATGGAGTTTTTTCCGAACAATTGAGTACCATCACCAAATACCTTCACATCTCTCCACTGTGTACGAATTGTTGTTACGCCAAAGTCTTCAGCATTTCGTCCCTTTGTCTTAACCTCAGGTGTAACATTGCGAAGACCAACATCCCCAAATAAATCACGTACAGTCCATCTTGGCGTAATGATTTTTTTATGGATCGTCAGAGCTGGTCGCCCAAATACAGTTACCTCATTTGATTGTGGCTCGACGTATCGGCTATATAGGTCTACTCGATGAATAGGAATATAAATAGGACCAATGGTATAACGTGATTCAAATACGAGATGTCGGATTTTGAAACTAACCATCGGCTCGCCCAATACCATACTTTCAAAATTTCCGATTCTCGGGAAATAACGACGAGTATTTATTGTTTTGGATGGACCAAAGACTGAACTTTCAAAAGATTTAGGTGCAATAACAAAAGCACCATTATGAATATTCGACCACCCTGAAATATATGATGGCTCCACACCCTCCAGTCGAATGGAACGGATCCGATGAGAAATAAAGGCTGTCCCAAGCAGATGAACGCCGATCCCTTGAGGTAAAATCGGTGTGGCTTTATTTTGTATAGCGCAGCGACCAAACAAGCCCATATGCGAGCCAATTACCCCCATAAAGCGATTGCGATTAACAATCGTCATCCAGCCTTGGAATTGAGGTGGATTTAAGCCGCTATCTACATCATAAGTTTGAATGATGTATTGCCGTGAATTATATAGTTTAGCTTTACCCCATCGATCAGAAGGTTGTGTACCTGAGGTTGCAAACCCAACAACTGAAAGATATTCACGGCTTTTATGAAGCTTCGCTATCCCCATTTCAGATGATTTGAAATTGGCTACTAAAACATCCTGACTTTCAGGAACAATCCTTGTCCCGAATAAAGTTGCATCAAAGCCTTTGACAGTTAGGTATTGGGAACCACCAATTCGATGGCCATATTGTTTTTGATCATCAAAAATAGATTCAGGGGTGATCGAACGAACACGGTACCAAACACGGTGTGCATTCCCAAAGGCAGAGTGATTGGCACCTTTAGCTAATAGGTCTCGATTGCCATGTGACAGTACAGCCCCACCAAAACCAAGCCCATCTAATCCTTTCACCAACAGCTTACGCTGCGCCATTGCAACAAATGACTCACCGAATCCCGTCATTAAGCGGCCTGAAGCGGCCAAATAGCGTGTATATAGCGTAACAGTAGGCTGACTTAAACTTACAGGCGGAATTGAGTGTGGTGATAGTTGTGGCGTCTTGGTGACAGTAGCTTGTCCAATTACAAGCTGATCAACACCAGACGTATTCAAACGACGTACACGCCCAGCAATTAAAGGGTTACCTAGTTCGCCAGTAAGTGAGCCCGCAGGCTTAACTGAAGGTGTGACATTTCGAATCGCAGTTTGACCATGCTGTACTGAATTAAAACCTTTCAGCTCATAATATCGAGAAATATTTTCAACATTGGTCCACCCCAATATTTGCGGCGCTTCAATAGCCACTGGTGAAACTTTGAAATTAATATTACGAATTGCAATATCACCAAAGACCCCACCACTAATAACCGTATTCGTTCCTGTGACAAAAATACTTTGTTTAGCATCAAAGATTTTCGTCGAACCAAATTGCGTTACCTCACCTACCGTCGCCACATATTGACGTGGACTACGTGAAGCCCAAGCTGTGCCAAAGCGTTCACTCAACCATCCGTTAGGGCTTGGATTTCGACGAACATAAGCACTTCCCCACAGTGTTCCAGCAAAACCACGGGTGGTTATAATTTGGGGTGAAACATTGGGTTTAGGGAACGAAGGTACAGCAATACCATTTAATTTAATGGTCTGATTGGCTCGAGTGTTTACAACGCTATGTGTTCCAAATGCCGAAGCGGATATACCGCTAGGACGAACATTACGTACACCGCCCTGTAAATAGGCTGAGCCAAATTGAAGAAAATTTACACCCAACAAACGTACAAATTTGAGTAGGTTATAAACCGTAGGTTTTCCGTATAGAGAAGTATTAAAACCTTCGCCAACAATTGTTTTATTAAAATTTACAATTGTTGGGGTGGCTACTCGTAGTGAATTGAAACCTGTCGGTGATACACGAACATTTAGGTTTTTGATTGATGGGTGACTAAATCCTAATGTAGAAAAACCTACAGGCTTTATAATTTGAACATTGTTATAAACAACTGGAACACCTGAAGATAGGCTGTTAAATCCTTGTACCCCCACAAAGAATGTAGATAGCTTAACATTCGATCCCCCTAGGATCGAACTGTCAAAACCTAAACTCAGAACATATTGATCTTGCGTTGGTGTAACAGAACCAACTCGAAATTCAATTGCGACTTTACCACCTTCAGGTCGTATATAAGGCCCGTTTATAAAATTAAACGATACTTTATCGCCTTCAGGTGGTTCATAACTCATTCACGAACCTCATCAATAATAATTGCCACATCAGGTATGATATCTGCGTCATTATTCGAGCCAGTTTCGTAAGTGCTGTGAAAAATACCAGGTTCACTTAAATGCGTGTAACCGGTTTGAATACGATAAGGTGTTCCCGACTTAACACCCAGCATAGTCATACCCGAAAGTAACATCTTAGTTTGTGCAGTCGTACTTAAAGCATAAACATTACTAACAGATCTCACTAAAAATCCACTGTCATGATCGATTGGTGTTAATGGTTTTATAGCATTGTTATATCCCTCAACCCGAACAGGTGATGAGATTGTGCGAACAACATCGATAGGTGCATATTTGCCACGAAAAATTGCACAATGGACAAGTAACATTGCCGAACCACCCAACCGCACGGTCACAGAACGGGACGTCTCATCACCTCCAACAGCTTTTCGATAAAAAATTGTAGAACCTTGAGCATAAGTGCTTGCCCCCCAACTGGTCACACTTTGCCATGTCTGTCCTGAATTATCCTCAATTGTCACCGATACATGGCGATGCGCAACACTCACAACGATAAGGTCATTAACCAAAACAGTTGTAGGTAATGTTATTGCTTTTGATGAAGCATTTCCTGTGTCAACTGAAACAGTCTTATCGATAAAATCGACAAACGATACGCGGCGTACGCTTTCCAATTCAACAGGTACTGTCACTACTTGAGACAAACTGTCCTCAACTGATATTTCGAAATCAAAACGACCATGTCCACGTAATGGTGTAATCACTTGTACAACGTTATCTTGCAAAGCTACCGTGTTTTCAATATCAATAGGTACACGGAAGCCTGAAAAATTAATAGAAAGAGGTGGTGTCATACGTTCAAAATTAGCTTGGAGTGAAAACGTATTTTTCGCAGTAGTTAGGCCCCAGCCACCATTATAATAAGGCTGAAGATTTGTGTCGGGTGCAGCAGAGATATGTGGTGCAAGCATATCCTTTTCGCCATCACAACGGGCAACGATGTCATATTCCAAATTTTCAGACATATTAAGGACAGACCAAACACCTGCCCCGTTACTTTTGGTTTGACGCAAAATTTTCCCACTTAAGACAGGATCATTGGTTCGTAGACGTATGTCGATTTCAGCCTCCGCTGGCACACCATCTACTGTGACAATGCCGTCAGGATAGTCACCTCCTAAGCGACCATCTCCATAAGCAAAACGGAAATCATAAAATGTACCTGAAAGGATTTCGTCAACAATATAGAAATCCCAATTAACAGGAATGTCACTTACCCATGTGCCCGAAGAATTGAATAGTACGATTTTCAAAACATTGTGGGTCAATCGATCTTTAATGACACTATAATCAGATTCATTTGCACCCGATCGCTGGTGTGCAATCTTCTTTTTGACCAGTGGTAAGTCTAACTGAGCGGTGTCACCATTCGTCGCATAAGCAAACCCTTTAACGGTATCCATTACGCCTGAACTGAAACCATTTTTAATAGATACGTTGGAATATTTATTGATATCATCTACTACACTGACTGACCAACTTTCTGGTTCTGTTGTAGACTCCAACCATGCCTTAACTTTTAAAGCTGTGTTCTCCCGTCGAACACGTAAGAAGTAAGTACTACCTTCTGAGCCAATGGACGATAAAGACGAATTAAATAAATCCGATGATGCACCTAAAGTGTCGTAGCGTCGTATTAATAGATTTCTATTATTACTACCACTACCCATAGCTGCGTAGCAATAATTTTCACCCGAAGTAGAACCCGCCTGACGCAAGATTAGACCGAAGCCTCCATTTGTCCAACTGGTTGTGCCATTATTATTGCGATATATTTTTAATAAAACCTCAAAATTATCTTCAGGTAGATTTTTCAACACAGGTACATAACCCCATGTGTTGTGGTTTTTCTGCTGAATAATTAAACCTTCTCGAGAGGCCACTATCACATCAAAATAATTGGCAGTACGGGGTATATCACTATTCATCGCCTCATCAATCCAATAGGGTAAGGCACGTTTATTCACCCACAGTTGAGTGGGTAGCTCAAATTGTGCCATCTTGGATCAACTCCCCAAAGAGCGTTTCATTCTTCCAATACCCTTTTTCTGCATGCCAGTTCGCGTACTCATCAAAAAAATTTTGCTCACCATAAGACCGTATACGATCTTGTACATATCCCTTAATCCACTCCATGACATTGCTACAGTCACCATAGCTCGTACCTGATATTTGAACGGCATACATTTGGAACTTGGGTAAATGGATTAAGATATGCCAGTCAATATTCTTAATATCGCTGGCATATAAATCAGCTTTAAACCCTTCAACACCTACTGATTGTGTAGGTGTTTTTTGGTGATTTTCCATAGCCCACCTACTCAGTTAAACCTTAAAGATTTTGTTGGTACCGTTATCCCACGTCACGATGATGTCACCGCCATTTGGTGTTATAGGTAAACCAGTTGCGGTATCAATAAATGCAATTAAAGGACTGGTACTTTCCGTTCCTGTATCCACATAAATAATAATGGCTTCAATAGAAGCACCAGACACAGCAGTAAAAGTTACATCTGCCGCATCAGCTGCACCACCAGTCGTAGCTTTAGCTGTTAAGGTCACAGGGCCAGCAATTCGCGCAGAAGTTGGAATATCCGACAAATATTGGTGTACAGAGGTTTGAGGTGTGTATGCACCGGTATCCACTAAAATGACTTTGACGGTATCAGTCATCCAGTTAATTTGTGCTTCTAGAAATCGCTGACGTGCATAGTCATAGAGTGTGTTTGCCATGTGCTTGATTCTCCACATCTGGATTGGAAGCACTCATGCGCTCATGTTTAATTTCAATATGATTGTCTGCTTCAACACAGATTCGAGCCAATTGTCCTGATTTTTTGATCAATTGAACTTTTACATCACCAATGTAAAGCGTATCTTCGGTCTTTAAATCAATCGTACGTTTGCCCATATTTGTGCGAGTTTGAATTATCTAAGTAATCCTATTATGTAAAAAACCCCTGCAAAGCTTTAGCCTTACAGGGGTTTGAGTTTCCATTTAATTTAAGGCAAAAATGGAACTACACATTGCGGGATATCTTCACGAGTGATACGTCGCAAATCACTATCAGGACGAATACCGAAGTAGTCTTCAAAATTCTGCTCAGCCATTGCTGATCGGTTTGGATCAAAAAATTCAGCATCAGGCACACTGAAAGCTTTATGTAATGTCCAGTCAATTAAATGGATGTGATGGATTGAGTTAATTTCAGGTTCATCATTTTCATTCTGCATGTTAACCAACGGTACACGGTAGCCTTCTAAATGCAGCGCACCCTCAATATTTGGACTTGGAACTAGGCGTATTCCAGTGTCATCCTGAATGGCAAACTGTGGAATCCCCTGCATCAGCTTCCAGTTATCGCATTTATATCTTTGATCTAGGCTCTCCGCCGACATTAAAGCCAAATAGGACCCACGCGTTCCATTACCTGGTTCAAACCAAACCCGACTGAGTTCATACAAAGATTCATGTAAATGGTATTTTGCGGTGCCTGTGATTAAATCAATAACGCAAACATCAGCATTATCACTCTCTTGGATTAAACGACCGCGGATACAAGCTTCATTTACTGCATCATTAAGCCAATCAATGACACTTTCATCATCATTGAAGTAAGGCTCAACCTTATCATTTGCTTGAACCCGAAAGCGTTGTATCAATTGGCTTAGCTGCATTACACCACTCCAAATCGTTTGATTAAATCAACCACTTGGCCTTGCAAGGTCTTTACACTGCTTCGCCCATCTAGCTCTTGGTCATACTTGTTTTTCGCGTAATCAATCAAACTCTTTTTATCACTGATACGCTCAACAGTATCAATCTCATCTAACTCAATCGTTTCCTTCTCATTGTCCTTGTCTTGTTGTTTCTTCGCCTCATCCAAAATCGTAGAAGTGTCATCGGTCTGTTGGCCATGTTGCTCAGCCGAATCAGAAACTTGTTGTTCAAAACGCTGAAATTCAGGATGTTTAAGCAAACTTCCCGCAATATTACTTGGGACATGACGAACTTGCCCTTTCACAAAGGTAAGATTTGACCCATATAAACGGTCAGTAAATTGATCTTTGCGTCCGACATATTGGATCGCAATACCACTCGCACCTAATGTAGTTGCAGTCGGCGTGACAACGTTTGGTACATTTAGCGCATTCTTTTGAATTTTTTCTCGCAAATGTTTAACTTCATCGGCTAAGGCCAAATATTCTTCCACATCGGGAAGATCTTTCATTAAGTGTACTGTGGCACGGAATAAATAATCTTTGGCTTTCTGTTCAAGCGGCAATTCATCATAAGGTAAGAAGCAAGGATGCTCCTTTTTCTCTAAATCTTTGACTTCACCGTAGATCCAGCCCTCTGCCTCTTTTTGTTTATACCAGCTTTCATGTGATTGCTCTGGTGTAGCTTGAGGATTGGCTAAGTGCATTTCTACACCAGCAATCAAACTTTGCTGATGTGAGTCTGCAGTATCTTCCCAAGCTAATTGGCTTTCATCACCCAAAGACTGACAATACGCAGCATTAATCGAATGGCACAGCATGGCGATTGCTAAAGTTTTCATCTCATTTTCCTTTTCATTCAATTTGAAAAAAAGGCGATGTAAGCACAGCTACTCACACCGCCAAAGGCTCAACCAACCAAAATTAACGAGGGCCTTTTAATTCACCAGTCACTACAATTTGGATATCTGATGCTTTCGCATTTGCGGCACCTGAGACCGTTAAAATTAAGCGTGCTGGCTTAGGTAAGGTAAATAGCTTCGAGCCATTTGCACGTACACGACCCGCTGTAGCTAAATCGCCATCTTTCACAAAATACGCAGCATCTTGAAGAGTGTCGGCAACATCAACACCATCTGAATATTGAAAACCTAAGTTGCCTTTGATTGTTGCGGTCATACCTGTTGAAACAATGATCTGAGCATCTTGAAGATTCATCCCTTCAGGTAATTCACCTAAGTCGATAACATCACCTACAGCAATTGCAGTTGTTGAATCTGAGTCAATCACTGCGCCTGTTGCATTCGTCAGTAATGAATACACCAAACTCGTTACATTGCCGTAAGGGGTAAAGCCACCAAATTGACGGTCACGTGCCGTCTTACGTTTAATCGTTGCCATAACTGCAAACTCCATTCATTCAAAGATTAAGAAGGCTTGCCCGTAGTGAAGATCACAACAGGCAGCACCTGTTTACACTTACAAACCACGACCAAAGATTGGAACAGCAGTATCCACCACAGTTACACCGTAGTCCGTGAATTCCTGACGCTCACCCGTGTTCACATCAAAGCGAATCTTAGACACACCACGAACTGCACCAATGAGAAGCTCCCACTTGTCACGATGATCTAAACTTTCTTCATTCCAAAAGAACGGTGCACCCGAATGCTCAGATGAAGCCATTGCTTCAGCAATCGCCTGACCACCTAAAATGATTGAACGATCAACTGCGAATTTTTCACCAAAGCTTGCTGGCACAATTGCATTTGACTCAACTTCTGAGTTATATGCAGCGCAATATTTAATATTGTCACCAGCATAGAAACGAATCGGACGCGGCATTTTGCGGATGATAAAGTTATTCCAAATACCCACATCACCAGTAAATAATGGATGTTGTTTTGCTTGGCTAGCACGAGCCCATGCAGCTGATTGGAATGAACGGAAACCTGGTTGTGCTGCGAATTTGTTGTATTGATCAGGCGATACCAACCACACGCGAAGTGGTGAGTCATCCGCGTTAGAATCACCTTCAAACTTACAAATTGGTGGCGGTAATGCGATGGTATCCAATACAGATTTCATTGAATCCACGGTGTCCATCGTAAATAGATCACCTGTTTCCAGTTCAACTTCATCTGCTGTTTGTTTAAATAACTGAACACCTGAACCATCAACCAAGAAATGGCGGTTCTTGGTGGGTGCTTTAACACGGTTGACCATGATTTCTTTGAAATCTTTATGGTCCTCTGTAGGAATTGCCCATTCAATATTGTTATGAAAACCACGTGCACCAGCCATGTGGACCAAAAGCGATTGATCGCAGTAACGATCCATTAAACTCTGAGCCACTGGACGACCCAGTTTGCGTAAATCCGCAGGACTACGGATTTGTGACATCACATTACCCAAATCAACAGGGAAACGAGCTTGATTCACACGTAAGCGGTCTTCATTCAAAGACATCCCTACGCCACGACCTTCGGCATGTGCACTACCCATAATCGGATAAGCACCAACAGGGTTAAGTAAATGGAAAGTGACCTCATCCCCGCGACCTTTCCCCAAGTCTTGTACACGCACAATCGGCATGTGTTGGGTGGTCTGCTTACGCAGTGTTGCATCAGCGCCAGCTTCACCTTTAGGCATTTTCCCTGCTAAAAGGTTTAAGGTGCTGTTTCGTTGCATGTGTGTAGCGAACAAGCCAACGGCCTGAGTCACCATATTTGTTTTTGCACCATAAGCGGCATTGGTTTTATTCGTCATGTCGACTCTCCACAATTTAAATTACACACGGCGATTCAGGTATTGCTCACGCTGTTCTTCTGTCCATGTCGACATTTCTTCGATCATTTGCGCAGGTGTCATATTGGCAATGCGTTCATCACGAGAAACACCAGCAGGAGAACCAGCGGGTAAATCTGAAAGGCTGTGAGGTACTTGTGTTTGAGCGTTTTTTACAGCTTGCTGCGCTGCTGCTTTCACCGCATCAGGTTCGGCAGCTTGTTGAGTTGATTGATTTTCTGATTTATACAATCCTAAAAGCTCGACAACTTGTGAGGCTGTTCCACCATTTAAGACTGTTTCGTAAGCACCTTTGGTAATACCCGGTTGTGCATTCATCCAATCAGTGAACTCTTTAGATTCAACAATAGACTCTGCATCGGGATGTGCCGTAAAGATCTCGGTAAAGTGTGCTTGTTCTGCACTAAGAGCTTGTTGCTGTTGTAATGGTGCTAAAGCGTCTTTTAAGCGCTGGTCGACCATTGCTGCAACACGCATATCTACAACTTTTTGAATACCCGCAGCTAATTCTTTCTCACTAAAATCACCAAAGACGGTAGGATCTACACCCTGTTCAATGGCTTGTTGTGCAATGGCTGCTTGATTATCTTGAGTTGTAGGTGCTTGACCGTTCTCGATACGTTGTTGTGCATCTGCTTGAAGCTTTGCAAGTTCACTCTGTGCATCTTCAAACTTTTGCTTCCACTCTTGTTCACCCTTGCGCGCATCTGCAAGTCGTTCAAATGGAATCGTGTGCTTACCATCTTTTGCCAAAACCACAGAATTTTCAGCATTGAGCTGACTTTCATCAGGTTGCTGCTGTGCTTGAGGTTCAGCATTTGGTGTATTGGCTTGTTTCTGTTCTTGGGTAGTTGCTGGCTGGCTACCTTCTTCCGCAGGATTAGGTGCGGTATCGCCATGAAGCTCTTGATCTATCAATTGAGCTGCAAGTTCAGGTGTAAGTCTTCCACCATTTTCATCAATCAACTGTTGTTGTTGCTCTGTAATATCCATGTCTTTCCTATCACTTATCGCTGTGACCGCTAAGGCGAATGGCTAGAGTTACTAGCGTTTAGCTGCTGATTGCTCAACATGAGGAAAGTTTCAGGGATTTGGATATAATAGCGTTAGCCCTACAGGGGTAAGTGGTAGGCGTAAAAAAACCACCCGAAGGTAGTTTTTTATAAAATTAGTTACCTATAATAACTACTTACAATTTCTTATAAAATCCCTATTTTTCATCAGATACTTGAAAAACTCCTTCATCTTCAGGCAATTTTATATCCTTTATTTTATAAACTAAAGTTTGAAGACCTTTAAAATTAAATGTTAATTCTTCAGATATTGTTAAAACTAAGAAATTTTTTTCAGATAATTCAATTTTAATTATTGAATCGTGTATCTCTATTTTAATATTAGGATGTTGGCTTATATTTTTTATAAAATCCTGTTCAATGTATAAACCATTGGTATGAAACCCTGAGCCCGAACCTACTGCATCTATTGAGTATGCCTTTGCAAATGCTGTATTCATCTGAAATTCAGCTGGATTATAAAGAAAATCTTGCTTTAAGAGTTGTGTCATAAATGGGCTAGTATTTTCAGAATCATAATAACTTAAAGATTTGCCAGTAATTTTTTTAGGAGAATATTCTACTCTTTGCCCACCCGCTAAAACAGTTCTAGCTCCCAATTTAAATTCTTTAGAACGTTTCAATACAAGTATGTGGGCAACAATCAATTTCTCGATATATTTAATAATTGCAAATTCACTGGTTTTATCTAAATGCATTAAATCTACAGTTTTAGCTATTCCATCATTTATAATTAGTGTACTTTCAAAAGGATATGGACTTACACCAACTAAAAAAGGTTCGGCCGTTAAAGAATAGACTTCACTCAAAAGTTGAAATATATTTTGATTCTGTAACTCATTAAGATTCCATGAAGCCTTTTCCAACTCAGACCCAAAACCACAGATATCAATCCAAGCTGCAATGCATGGAATTGGAATCAGTTTCTTTCCCTTTGAATTTTCCTCCCATTTTATTTTCTCTCTGAATTCATCACTTTCATACGGTGTCTTCATCGTATCATTAGTTTTTTCAACCATATTAATATCCTACGCAAACAAAAAATTGGTATTTATAATTTTAAGAATGAGTTAATTTGACATACACTAAATTATCGACAATAATTTTAGAATGTATGTATATAAAAAGCCAGTTATGTGACTGGCTTTTTGTTGTTAATGAAGACATTAATTCACACTTTACAATGATAAAAGCAAATTAGATACTAGAGTTTTGTTTACACTTTATACTCATTAAATCTTCTAAGCTATTAGGCATTAAGAATCTTCCAGTTTCAAAAAGTTCTTGAAATGTAAATGGTACGATTTTATTCTCTATTAAGTTAAAAAGAATTCTATCAAGCAATACATTATAAAAATAATTTTTATTTTTAGATTCTACTATTACAAAGAGAACATTCAGTCCTTTTAATAAAAAGAAGGTGCTACCTTTATTTTCTTTTTTCAATATTAAGTCTGCATTTGTATAAATTGGATAGCTGGAATAGAATGGAATTAACTCATTATCCTTAGAGATCGTTTTAAAAAAATCCTCCCTTACATCACCACAACCCCCATCATAATCTCTATTAAAAAAATTTGGATCTGATTCAAAATCCATGCAAAAATCTTCCATTAAAAAAGATGATTCTGTTTTACTATTACTCTTCAAATCCCTTACTTTTAATTTCAATTTAATTACTTCTTCCTTATATTTCTTGTTTTTAAAACACTCATGTATTATATTATCAGAATCATCTTTAATAACATGGTACTTTTGATTCAATCCAAAATATGAAGTGTAAGTACTTTCAGGCAACAATAAGGCTAGCCTTTGACCATTGTTATCAAAATAAATAGCATCATTTAGCGTTAAGTAAAATCCTGATTTAGAAATAATCATATGACAATTATCATATTCATTTGATTTAAAATTAATAATTCCACTACCATAAATCCCTATACAGGATTTATTTTTTATGGAACTAACACCAGTATCATATAATCTCTCCCCCTCATTAAAATCATTTAGCTTCTTCATATTACTTTCAGAGCGTTCTTTAAGAGTATGAAATAATCGTAAATTGTTACTTGGAGAAATTCTTCTCAAAAGAAAAACTGACAAATACAATCTATTAAATTTCAAATGATCAAGTAATCCACCTATAAAATCAGATATAAACTCATCACCTATTTTAATAATCAAAATATTAAAATTATCTTTTCTAAAATTATATATTTCATAGCTTTCACCAAATATTTTTTTATTATTTTTCCGCAAATTATCACTATTATAAGTAAAAACCAACTCACAATTTAGCTTCAAAAATTCCAGATACAATGAGTCTATTGGTCGAAAAAAATCAATGAGATCTCTAAAATCTTCGGCTTTGTAAAGTTCTGTATTATTCTTTCCAATGTATACAAAAATATACTTTTTTAAGTTATCAATCAAAACTTCAATTATTCTAATTTCTGAATCTTTTTTCTTTTTGCTAAAAATTAAATTCCCATCAAAACTGAATGGTCTATTATATCTCTTATCAAAAAAGTATTGCTGTTCCATTTCGCCCGCCATCAATTAATGAATTACGCAAATTTTAAAAATAACATAAAATCCAACTAAACAGTTGATTTAGTTAAATTATCACTTATCCTCGCCGTCTCAATTCCCTGCATAGACGAATCACCTTGCTGCGGCACTGCAGGATTCATTGGACTGGTATTCTGCTGTACCTCTGCCAGTCCTTCACTTCCTATCTGAGCTCCCTCACCCTCTAAATACGGTGAACGTACATCACGTGCTGCTGTCTGCTCCGCTATCGGGAAGTTAGGATCATCACCGATTGGATTAGGGCGCTGATAACCAGCACCTTTCATCACCTCATCTGCAACTGGCGCAATTTGTGGCATTTGAGCAACCTGCACACCTGCTTGCATTGCTGAATAAGCAGCTTGAACACCAATTTGTACTGAACGTGCATCAATTTCACGAATTTCACTGCCAGCTTTACGTTCCTTGAGTTCAAGCTCACGGCGTTTAAGATCGATCCCTGCATCAGCAAGTGCTCTTTCAACAGCCTCTTTGATTTGTTGCTCGACTTCTTCTGGTGTTGGTGCCTGTGTAGCTTGGCGAATGGACTCAATAATATCTTTCTTGAAAGGAATGTCGGTCAATGCCATCACATATGGCAATACTGCAGTTTGAATTTCGGCAGATAATGACTTAGTAATCTCAGACAATGCGTTTAATTGCTGCTCACGGAATGTTGTAGAACTTGGTACATCATCAAGTACCACTTTTAAACGAATCCGCTGTATGTCATTAGATACATATGGATAACCCAGTTCATCTACCTCTGGCTTATTGATAACAACTGTACGGTCTTCACGTACTGCATCACCTTCAATAACTACAGTTTGCTCACGGCTACCCATATCTTCCACGATCATCGATAGAAGCATTTCACCGATTAAGGTGCGTGCTTCTCTAAAGTTATCCATGATCTTCATCAAAGTTTGATTTGATTGCTCAATCTGCAATTGTTCCTGTTTGCCAGACGTCGCATTGCCCTGCTTACCCTGAAAACCACTGGTGATATTACTCACACGCTCAATAGCAGCACGATTGTCATTGATCAACTGGAAGTGTTGCTGCGATAACTCAAAGTCGCGCCTCACTTCAAACCGTGCACCGGCTTTAGCCATATGGTTGGCATTAAGCACAATGTCAGCATCAGGGCGTGCAACTTGACGGCGTAACTGCTCGTCAGTCATATCAACCGCGCCTTTGGTCCGTTCAACACGTGTGACACTCATGCCCCAACGTAGTTTGGATATACCTGAATTTATACTGTCTTGGCTGAACTTCATCCGACGTACAAAGCCATAAGGGATATTGGTATTGTCCTCACGCGCTCCCCAGAACGGAACATAGGGGAAATAATGATGTGAGTAAGGTGTAGGCCCATCAAATAACACATGAGGTCCTAACCAGTAAGAGCGTCGAATCTTAGAGATGTTGGCCAGCTCTACATGAGCCAAGCCCTGATAGATTGCAATATCATGATTCATATTTGACGAATCATATTCAACCACACGGCCATCGCCAAATTTCAGTACAGGTACACGCACCCAACGGCGGTACCATACTTCTGCAACATTGATTTCTTTTGATGTGGTGTTATACCAATGCTGTTCACTAATCGTGTATGAACGGGCATCTAACCATGCATTTTTAAGTCCTGTGCTTTCACCACCATCCATCACACCCGCTTCTTGCCACCATGAAGCACCATAGCGCCCAACAGTTTGAATCAGCTCTGCATGTTGGGGAAACGCTTGAATCAGTCGCTTTGGATGAATCCAGCGAGTGCGGCGCAACCAACGTGCATCGCTCAAATCATTTTCAGCTGCTTTCATATCCCAATGAATTTCGTTGCGATGTACTTTTACGCATCGATACGGGTATTTAAACGGATCTTGCTCACGCTTAACTTCAACCCAACCAATACCGCAGCCAATTTGGGGGCGAAATGCATCACTACATGCTTTATCAGCCTTTGATAAACGTTCTGCTTGATTCAATTTGAAGTTTAATGCATCTGCAACATCATCGCTTCCAGTATCGCCATTGGCTTTAACACGCCAATCTGTACGTGTCTGTAACTCAAACCCTTCCACAGATTGCAATGCAGGGCCAATCATATCTTCGACAGCAGGAGGAATACCAATCTGCTTCATACGATTAAGCAACTCAGACTCAAGCTGGTTGCCATCCGCATAATCCATTTCCTTATCAGCAATATTTCGCCAATAAGGTTGCTCCTCGATTTCGTACATGATTTCTGTCAGTTCATCGAGTGTCAAAGCATCATCATCTAGATTAGCTTGCTCAATCTCTGTAGTTTCTTGATCAAACATTTATAAATTCCTTACATTCGCCAATCTGTTGGTGGTGCTTCTTTATAGCTGGATCGCTGTTCATAGGTATTTGTACTTGATTCACCGCTTGAACGACTAGCCGTATAGACGTAATCACCCAAAAGCTCTGCATCTTTAGCTTGTGCCCATTGCCGAAGTGCATCGGCACCTTCTGAGCAGCCATTTGATTTGTCAGGCTGATCAATGAACATATTGGCCTGTTGATTAAACTTCTTCTTATAGCCTTCAATACGCTCAATACCCAATTTGCAGCGCTCCTCATCAAACCAAGCATTTTTAAGATGTCTGCGGGTCTGTTGAATACCAGTGGTGAGCAATGTAATACGAGGGATCACCACAAAATTATGACCAGGTAAGAGCTCTTCCAGCATTTCTAAAACTGACTTGTTGTAGTCGCCTAAGCGTTGGTGTGCGGCATCATGCGGCAAGTAATGTGTGTGATACAGGTAAGGCTTATCTTTGATGAGTTTTGCGTAATGGCGTAGATCTTTGTAATGGTCTTCTTCGTAGTCAATAAAACGGTCTTGTTGGTTCATCATTTGATGAAACCAAATTGCACAACCGTCATGGTTGCCAATATCCCAAAACGTACAAGTAGGCACGTCTAGAACTTCAATTTGAGTAATGCCACTACGTTTACGCAGTTCAAGCATGTCTTTTGCGTAGTAGTTCCCTTCTGTCGAAACCTGAAATGCTTCATCAGGGAAAGATGGGTACTCTTGCCACATTAAAGCTTGGTCACCAGATAGATCGTTATCACGTGTAGATATGTACCAAGCACGTTGATCAGGATCAATCTTGATCTTCTTGCCTAAATTCTTCGATACGACAATTTCAATATGATCAAAAATATTATGGTCTTTTAAGCTAATGACGACTTCAGATGAGTCAATACGATACTTAGGTTCTTCCCACCAACCATAAAAATGTAATCTAAAGTCTTTAGGTGTGAGCTTTTTACGTGATGCAAAGTTCTTCTGTGCAATCTGAACCTTATCAAAGAAGTCACCACCGCGACCTTCAGCAGTTGATTCAATGACACAAATACCTGTTGTCGGTACTGCGGGTAATGAACCAGTACGCACCTCTTTGGCTTTACCTGGTGACTGAGCACAAATCTTGCCATACTCAGAAATAAGTAAGCGGTGCATTGTGCCGCCACGGAATGAAGTCGCTACTGAGATTTTAGAGCCGTTGTGAGCGAACTCCATCTCAGTGCCATTATTCGTTTTAAGTGGAAAGCGCTCTAATATTTCGGGTGGTAAGTTATCGTAGGCAAATTTAATCTTGTCTGTGAAAATATCACCGACTGTCTCAAGGTTCTGTGCGATAACACCGCAGTGCTGGTTAGCATTAAATAATGCATGGTCCAACCAAAGGACGCTAATCAATGTAGTGAAACCCAGCTGACGCGCTTTTAAAATAATATTGCGGTACCACAATCGATTTAAAAATCGCATCTGCGCATCATTAGGTTTAAAAGGCAATTCATAGGTCGGAGCTTCTTCAACTTGTCCAAGCTCATTAACAAAGTCATCGCCCTTAATTTTGATCTTGTATAAACACCCACTAAAAATACGCCAAATAGGATCTGCCAAGCAGCGTTCAAGCTCCTCGGCATTTGTCGGCAGTGGCTGTAAGTTAGTGTTATAAATCAATTTTTACTCCATTTTGCGCGATATTGGTGCATTTTTGAAGCGTGTACGTGAATGAAATTAATTTGGTGTGGGTGATTAGTCGTTAGATTCACGTACATGCACTAATACTCAGGATCATCGGCAATTGGTTTAAACGCAGAGCTATTTCCAGTGCTCACTCTTTCAAGCAATGCTGTCAATGCATCAACTGGTTTATTGTTCCCATCATCCAAACCAAACGCTTGGCGCTCTAAAGCAATCAATGTTTTGAGTGTGTCGCTTAAATCCTTCATAGACTTCACGCGACCAGGCATTGAGATGATCTTCATGTAAAGGTCATTTACTTTGTCGTTGCCTTTATCATCAGGTGACCACATTAGCTCACCCAACATTTCCAGTAATTTGACATTCTCTTGGCCGACCATCATTTCAAGTTCATCAAATAGGCTCATGGCAATCTTGCGTGAACGTTGAATATCCTTACGATGAGCTAAACGTACTGACGCGACTTCATTGGCACTTGCATCAATTTTGTCTTTTTCTGAAATAGTGTTTTTCGTGCGCACAACACTGCGCACACTCTCCTTGCGCACAATGTCATCGGCTTTGGCTTTGATTTTTTCAGATAGATCTCGAACCCATTCATATTGCTTAGCACGGCGTCTAATGCCTGATTCTGCAATTTCATTTTCAGCAGCAATCTGACGAATTGACTTAACACCAGCTCTATAGTCGAGTTCGATTTTTTCCCAATTGATTTCTTTTTCAGCCATGTGAGGGATGTATTCCGCAAGTACCTCTTGATATGGCTATCTTCTTTTTATTCTGTTGGAGTGTCGAACCTTATAGGGGGTGTTGAATAGTAATATGAGGAAAGTGAAATAAAGTATAATATTAAATATAAATCATTAACTTGAGAAATAAGAAGTATGTCTATCTCCACGATCAGCACTAACATCACACGTTTATTAAAAGAGATTGCAGATTTAAGACACAAAAAGAGCTTAGAGTTAAAAAAGGAAAATACTGCTAAAGAAAAAATCTTATCGATTCAAAAAACTATTAATAAAAATACATCTTTAACAATGTTAAATAGCAAAATGTCCGAGATGTCACGTAAAGATAAGGAAGTTAGTGATAGCCAGTCAAAGCAAGCGGATTTTGATAAGAAGTTAGCAGACAAAGAAGGACGCTTATTAAAAGAACGCTTAGCATTAGCTAAAGCAGAAGCTGTTGAACAGAAAAAAATAGATGACCTTCAAAAAAAGCGTCAAAGAGAACAACTTGATTTCCAGCGTAAGTTAAAACAAGAGATTTCTAGAGTTGAAACTCAACACCAATCAATTGACTCAGAGCCAGATAGTGAAAAATACGATTTTTTCATCTCTCACGCATCTGAAGACAAAGAGGAATTTGTTAAACCATTAGCAGAAACACTGGAATCTATGGGCATCCGTGTTTGGTACGATGAGTTTTCTTTAAAAGTTGGTGATAGCTTGACGAAAAGTATCGATCAAGGGCTTATCAATTCTAAGTTTGGTGTGATTGTTTTATCGAAAGCATTTATGAAAAAACAATGGACAAACTATGAGTTTAAATCTCTCGTGTCTAGAGAAATGCACCATGGGGAAAAAGTTATTCTTCCAATTTGGCATGAGATTTCAAAAAATGATGTTATGGCATTTAGTCCACATCTTGCTGACAAAGTAGCCTTAAACTCATCAACTCAAACAATTGAAGAGATTGCATTAGATTTGAAAGATGTTCTTGAATAAGAAACAGTGATGCTATTTTTAGCATCACTATATAAGACGATCAATTTATAGAATTATATAAAGGTGGGCATAAATGGAATTAACCCAACCCATAATATTTTGAGATTGCTTCTGCCAATAAGGTACCTGCTGCTCCAATACCTATACCCCAAGTACCAGTTGCAGCTTTACCAACCATGCCTGCAATCCACCCGCTAACCTCATTACCTAGTCTATTGGTTGCTTCTGGTACAGGATCATGATCGATAGCTTCTTTTAATGCCTGAATATCTGAAAATTCAACCTTATTTTGCATTAAATGCTTTGCTAAAGAGTCAAAGTCTTTAGGCTGAATATTCATCTGATTATTTTGATTAATAGTCCCACCAGAAACATTTCCAGCGACACCTTGCATATTTTGAATAGTATAATGATTGACTGACATAGCTACTTCTTTTTCTTTCTCTGTAAATTTCAAGCCTTTACCTAAAATTCCATCCTCTTCTAATTGAAGAGACCAATTTAAAATAATATTTCTTAATTTTGATGGAATTCCGAGTAATTGACTTCTTTTGAATAGAACCCTTGGCTCTAATTGCGCAAAACCCTGTTGTAAGGACATCAGTTTCATCTTAACGTCGTTACTTAAAACATTCTCAAAGGAGTCACCTTCTTGTTGAAGTAAACTATTTATCTCCCCTACAGACAAGCCTAATTCTACCGCTGTAACAAGCTGATCCAACTCATCTGGAATAATAAATGGCTGCATACCACGATACGGATTATAAACTTTAAGTTGACCTTTAAATTTCCGATACTCAGGTATTTCCTCATCATTGTAGCCCGCTAATTCTAACTCACACCAATTTCTGAACTTTTTAATCTTGAGCTTTCTAGCAACTAATAAGGACTTGTTCAATAATTCTTCGACATTACTATTAGGATCAGTTGCTAGTTCTTGTAACTGCAATACGATAGATGTTTCGCTCAAGTGTATCTCCTACCTAATAGGGATTATAAATTTTACAATATTTCAGTAAATTACAAATAGTATGTAATAAAAGTCAATTAATAATTATAACAACTCCCCCTGCTTACCAACATCCAATAAATCACTTACTTGCCTATTTAATTTTCGGACCTGACTCGTTACTTCACTTTGAAGAATTGCCATGTGATGCCCCATTTCAATATTGGCATACTGCATTGCCTCTGCAACCATCAGATTCCCTAGATGACGTGCTTCACGTGGTGTGAGCGTTAATATCTCATCATCCCCAATTTCAATTTTAACGGTACCGTCTGGCAATACCATCTTAGACATCAATCTTGCAGGGCGATGCTTTGGAGCTGGAATAAATACTCCACGCTGAACACGGATAATCTGTCCACTATCGACAAGATGGCTTAAACGATCATCAACAATTGATAATTTTAAACCTGTCAGTTGTGACAAAGTTTCTCTAGTAACGATCTGTTCTTGATTATGTAAATCCTCGATGGCTTCAAGGATTGTTTCAGCGTTAGACTTCATTGTCATACTCCCCTAAATCGTACTTAAACTTCAACTACGTCGATATTGTGAATTAGCTTCATCAGCTTACGTTTGATGATGTAATCCGCAGTCTTGTGACCTTTGGCATCTTCACAGATGAACTGGTTATCTTTGGTCCAATAAACAAAATCTGCGATGTAATCTGTACCCCGGACTTTCTCACCACAAATTTTCTGAGATGGGATCAAGTTGTAACGTACTTGCGTATGTAGCTCTTTTATTTCCCCTGCACGCTCTAGAACTTTAAGATCATTTAGACGGCGATATTCATGCTGTGAATCAGCAACTTTTTTGCCATCAATCACTACTTTGTGATTCCCATATTTAGGTTGTTTTGGCTTGTTTTCTTTTTGGTGCATAAGTCGCTTAATTTGTGATTGTGATAGGTAATTTGTCATGCTTAATCCTTTTGATTTTCTGTTCGTGCATCAGCCCATTTGCATTCCACTGTCGCTAAGCCGTCATGTTGGAAACGAGACCATAGGCGGTCACCTAAATCCAATTTGAGCGCCTTCAACGTGAAGTTTGAAATCAACATAGTTGGCTTCTTCCAGTCATAACGAGCTGTTAAAACTCTGTGAATGATCTCCAAACGCTTATCACGGTCATGTAGGCCGTATTCATCAACAATAAGTAAGTCGTACTGGGAAAAATCATAAATAATTGATGCCTCAGATTGATCTTTCGTGTCCTTGTCCCATGCATTCATCACACGCTGCGCAAGTTCTTCACTGGTGATGTATCGAACGTATAGGCCCTTTTTCAAAAGTGCTTTCGCTGTTGCACAACCCAAATGTGTTTTGCCTGTACCCGTAGATCCAACCATGATGAAATTGGATTTCTTCCCCTCGATGAGTGCTTGAGCGTAAGCAATGCATTGGCTCAATGTATCGGCTTGAGCTTGAGTATTTGTACGGTAGTTGGTGAAAGCTGATTCAACGTGGCGTTGTGGCAGCATTGCCCCGCCTAAGTGTTTTTCACGAACCATTTGATCAACTCTTGGTTGGTCAGATACTTGAATTTTCTTCACGTGTTCTACGGCGCACTGCGGGCAGATATGATTTTCACCCGCTTGGATTTTTTGCACCTGGTGGATCGAGCAAATGTGTTCAGTAACCTTGAAGCCGTTCGATAAATTTGCCAGTGCATTCATCGTAAATCCTCCGGTATTGGGACAGTTCCATGGAATGGACGATCATCGGATTGTGGTTCGTGTTTCCATGCGTCATTGACGTTTTTTGAGGTGTTGCCTGTTGTTCGGGGTTTTGATTGTTGTTTTTCAGATGTTGCCAATGGTGTTTGCTGTCTACGCTCAACCCATTGGACAAGCTTCCCAAGGACTTGGTTCTTCACCATTTGGTTTTTATGGCCGTACTCGTCCTGTAGATCCTGCTGAAGCCTACTCAAATCCTCTTGCGTAATTTCTTTGAGTCCACGGAGCTTGATACGAGTATTCACAGTGGTCAGATCAAACGTAAAACGTTCATCGATTCCTGTTTTTGGCACGGACGGATTTTGCTCGTGCGTAAGAGATATATTATTAATAGATGAAGGTGACGATGACGGGCATTCCTCAAGCATTGCATAAGCATTGCTTGTAGCATCCTCATGCATTGCTTGGGCATATGCATTAGCATTGCTTGGGCTATGCTCATTTTGTGCTTGAGGATTGCTTCCATCTTGATTCTGTTTATTCCAACGAGCATCAGCAGCTTTCTTTGCGCGCTCAGATTTAGAAGTTTTATTACTCTCAGCTTGTGCTTTCAATCCATCTAAATATGCTGATGACATTTGCCCTTCGTGCACTTCAAATAAACTTGAATGAATCAGAATGTTTTTAAGCGCTTTAGCTTTTGCAACAGACATACGGATAACACTGGCAATAACATTGTTATCGTCAGGAATTGCACCATTGCGCCAATAATCCATCATCAATAAAAATGACGCACCGATTTGCTCGGTGGTCATTCGAGTGGTTTTTGCAAGGATGTCGCCTATATAGATAGGCATCCAAATATCAACCTCTTGGCTGCTCATACCACCTCGCTGAATAATTCTGGTTGTCGGAGCGAACTAACTTCAGAAAGACGAGTCTCAGCTAATTCAAAATATTCAGCCTCTTTTTCAATACCTATGAATTTACGACCTGTATTCACACAAGCAACGCCAGTGGTGCCACTACCCATGGTGTTATCCATTACCGTTTCACCATAATTTGTGTAGGTACGAATCAAGTACTCACATAGAGCGACTGGCTTTTGTGTTGGGTGAAGTGCTTGCTTTTGTTTATCGCTACTGAAAACTTGAACTGAGCGCGGGTACCGCTCAGTTGAATCATAGTCTTTGACACTAAGTTGCTTTCCATAGTGTTCAGACCCTATAAGTTTTTTCTTTGCTGTTTTACGCTCATGCCCGAATGTTTTTTGGGGGTTATAGGTTGGCTGTGATTTATAAAAAATTAATATGCTTTCATGCGCTCTTAATGGCTGTTTCTTCGCGTTCAAGAACCCCGTAGCATTTGGCTTTTCCCAAACCCACTCGTAACGGAATAATTTAAGATTTGAACAAGCTAGAACACTGGTGAATGGTTGCGCACAGAATAATGCAATAGCACCATTTGGCTTTATCACGCGCTCATATTCAGCCCACAGCGGCTCAAATGGAATTACAGCATCCCAACTGCAGCACGTTGTTCCATATGGCAAATCGCAAAGAATCATATCAACGGTACCGCTTTCAATTTCTTTCATGCGCTCGAGACAATCACCTAGGACTAAGTGCATTTGATTCATGCCGCCCCCTTATCAACCACATGCATTTCTACACACTCAACCTTCTTAAGCGTCAGATACACACTAAAAAGCTTCCCCGCCGAATATTGGGCGACTTGAACGTCTATGCATTCCACCAGGTGACGATGCTCACCGTATTGCACACGGCTACCCGCACGATCTAAAGATTTGCGGTACCAGTCCTTTGGTAATGGGTCGCATGAGAAGTGCTTTGCGTACTTCTCAGGGCCACATTGAATAGAGCAAAGTGGTTCAGCCACCCATAGGACTTGATTCAAGAATTTCTTAATAGCAAGTTTGTGTTTGCTCACACCGTCTTGAATGCGCATGTTCACGCAGATACGGCATGTGTCGTTATCACTAATCTTTTTAGCTTGGTTGCGGTCTACAATGAGTTTATTTTTCATGACTCACCGCCTTGGCTCAAACCCTCAAAGTGCTTTGCATAGTCCCAAGCACGTGCACAAATATTATTAAGGCTACTCCGTCGCTCATCCAACCAATGTTGTCGCCATTCTTCTTTTTTAATTGGATCATCAATTAAATCCATACCTTTATTAAATGACGCACGTGACTCAGCACCACCAATTAATACGCTATTCAGACACGAAACTAATTCATCAAGTTTGTTGGCTTTAATGAATTCAATAGATTGTTCTAAATCTCTATTAAATTTTTCAGTGAACCATTCATCATGATCACCGAAGATGAACAGTGGTACGTCAAGATCAGTATCAATTCCTTTGAGAGCGTATTTACCTGAGCCTATAAGACAGCAAGCGATTGAAGCCACTTCATGGTCGAATGCTTCTAAAGTACATGCATCACTTGGATTAATAATTTCAAAAATCATGACACATCCCCTAACGCTTGCTCAGTCAATGAAAGACGACGTTTAGCATTTAGCTCAACTGTCGTTGCATGACGTAGTAAATGGACAAGTGCAAATTTGCGATTACCATCTAATAGGATTCCATCACCCTGCACTTTATGAACTGTCATTAGGTTGTCAGGCATAAAGTTATCGATAAATACAACCGTATCGCCTTCGAGAAAGTCCGAGCTTTCCTGCTGCAATACTGTAGTTTTCACATACGCTTCATCAGGAGCTAATCTGAGCTCAAACTCGCGCTTTTCTATATGCTGTACTAAACAGTGATTGCACTGTTCCCCTTTAAATTCTGGGCATTTGCCCTTGCACTTATGTTCTGCTAAATTACACATGTTCTTTGATCTCGTAGTTAATGAACAATCAAGCCTGATCTCAACTCTTAGGCTTTTTTAATGCTCAAAAAAAGTTTTAAATTTTTGAATACATTCTTGAATACGTTGGAATACTTTGTATTCTTTGATTTTTCTACGTGCTCAGATGATGATTGACCTGTCTCCATTTCGATCTTCATATCTATGGCTTCACGCAACCACTTAGCACGATCACTACCTTGGCTTTCAGCCAAAGTATCAATGATCTCTTGGACTTCCAGCGGTACACGTGTTGACATGGGTGCCAACAGTTTTTTGCTGAAAACGAACATTATTTTTGTTTCCATAAGATTTCCTTTGCTCGTAAAGATATCTAAGATGTTAATGTTTGAAACTCTTTCAACAGTGGGCATAAATCCACTGCTTTGAATTTTCCTTCAGTTGCTTTTTCTGCACGAATTGCAACGCGCTCTGACATATTCCAACGACCTGAGACATAACCGCTTATATTGGCTTGACTAACGTCGAGAGCTTTTGCTGTAGCGACTTGCCCACCAAAATGCTCTACAAGATTTTGGTAAATGGTTTGCATGTCCATCTCAAAATATTAGTAATACATCAAATAGTATTAGCATTCTAATATTTAATCAATAAGTATTCTAATTTGATTTGATATTAGTTGCCTAATATGCTTAGTAAGTTAATTAGCGGTGATTGAAATGCTTAAAGATAGATTAAAAGAAGCTCGTAAAAAGGCTGGGAAATCTCAAAAGGATGTTGTTGAGGCTGTTGGGATAACTCAATCTGCATTAAGTCAACTTGAAACTGGGTTAGTGGGCTCATCATCCCATTTGCCGTCAATAGCTAATTTTCTTGGGGTAAGCGCTTACTGGCTGCAAACTGGAAACGGATCACCTGAACAAAATCAAATTCCTAATGTCACTCCTGTGAAAGTATGGGATGACTCAACACCTCTTGACGACGATGAAGTTGAAATTCCGTTTTTTAAAGACTTTAGTTTTGCATGCGGATCAGGTGCGATTGGTGAAGCGTTATTAAATGAAAAACGCAAGTTACGCATGTCTAAAGCAACGTTGCGTAATAAAGCTATTGATAAGAAGAATGCTGTTGCAACCACGTCCTCTGGCGACTCAATGAGCCCAACAATTAAAGATGGCGATACGATTCACATCGATTTAGGCCGAAAGACTGTTAAGGATGGCAAAATCTTTGCTGTATGCCATGGTGGACTCTTCTTAGCAAAGCGTCTTTATAACTTACCAATGGGTGGTATCCGTATTGTTTCTGACAATGCAGCGGAATATCCCGAAATTCATCTAACAGCTCAAGAAATCAAAGATCAACAATTTGAGATCGTTGGCTGGATTTGGCAAATTTCTACAATGGAAAATTGGTAATAACTAAGATCAAGTGGTGGCATTAAATGTATGAAATCTTGGATATTTTCGAGAAAATAAGCTTATTAATTGTTATTTTTTATATTGTTTTCTGGTTTGGTCGAAGAGATACTCCAACTGACTTCCATAAGGTTAGAAACCACTTGCAAAGCATCACACACCCACATTTAAGAGTTAGAGGGCATGGATCGTATTTTATTGAGTTTATAGAGAACGACCAGCACTTTTATGATTACTTTAGAACTATGGGTCTATATAAAGAAAAATTCGATTCATTGAAAGATGATAGTTCTATTAAGATCATTAAGCATGGCTTGTCATCTCAAAGTGCATGGGAAGTATGGAAACAATAATTCAAAAGTTAATTAAAAAAACAATATGGCCTTAGGTCTTAATTACAATTAAATATAGATTAGACATAATATTAGGCAAGATTTGGGGTTACTTGCTTTATCAAGACTGAGCAAGAAGCAAATAAGCTATAAAACAACTTCATACTAAAACTAATTAATACTGCGAATCCGACGCAGTCCTTAAGTACAGATCGGGTGGAAAAAATTATGACAGCTGAAATAGCCATTCTTAATCCCCATGGTGTTGCATTAGCAGCAGATAGTGCGGTAACTATTGGAACTCAAAAAATCATTAACAGTGCTATAAAATTATTTTCGCTTTCGAAAACTGCCCCTGTTGGCATAATGGTTTATGGTAATGCAGCCTTACTTGGCATGCCTTGGGAAACGCTAATTAAGTTTTATCGTAAAAAAAGATTGAATCAAAATTTTGACTCATTAGAAGCTTATGGGCGTGACTTTATTGATTTTATTAATGAAAGTATAAGTCTTTTCCCAGAATCTCTACAGGTTCAATGGTTTAAAACTGAGCTCAACACATTTATTCAAATTGTATTAAATGATGCTAAATTGTTGGAAGAACAAGCTAAAAACTTAGATCCTGAACATGAAAAAAATTTTATTGAATTTTTTAATGAAGCTTTAGAAATTGCTATTAGTTTTTTGACCCAAAGAACTGAAACTTGTTTAAATATTAATTTTGACGAAGCGCATGTGAAAGAAAAAATCTTTGCAGATAGCGAAGAGATTTTTCTCAATCTAAAGGATAAAAACAATCTATCAGAATTAGGAAACGATAGGCTTCTCCAATTAGCAATTTTAATCATCAAAAATCATTTATCATCTCAAACGAATGCGGGTGTTGTAATTTCTGGTTTTGGTGAATCTGAGATATACCCCTCTATTATAACTTATGATATATCTGGCATTTACTTGAATACCTTAATTTTTAAGGTAGAGAAAGATAAAACATTCTTCAATGAAAATGGGAATGAACCACTATCTCAAGTGTTTGCATTTGCGCAAGAAGACGTAGTAGTTTCTTTTTTAAAAGGTGTGAATTCAGATGTTAGACAATTTGTAACGAAAGCTTTTGATGATTTAATTACAAATTTATATCAAATACCACTCAAAGATGTTCCTATTGAAGACAGTTGGTATAAACGTATTGAGGAAAAAAAGGACGAACTTATAAACAACTTTAATAAAGAGTTTGAGCAATTTTTAGATCAAAATTATTTAAGTCCAATGTACAATATGATACATTTCCTTCCTAAAGATGAATTAGCAGCAATGGCTGAGTCACTAGTAAATATAACGGCGTTTAAGCGAAAAATGTTATTTTCTAGTCTTGAGACAGTTGGTGGTCCTATTGATGTTGCTGTTATTTCCAAGGGTGATGGATTGGTTTGGGTTAAACGTAAACACTACTTTGACGCAAATTTAAATCGACATTTTTTTGATAATTATTTCAAGGGTTAAGATATGGTCAATATAACTTCTTTCTACGATCAAAAACCTATTAAGACAATTTCTTCAGTTCCCCACAATACATCAACTGATAAACATTTTTTTGACATTCAAAAACGTAATAATGAAATTCGCATCTCTAAAGATGCAAATGAGAGTGTGAAGAAAATTTTATCTCACCTCGAATAACAATTAGATTTTGAGAAACCCACCTATATGGTGGGTTTCTCATTTCTGAAACATGACTTTGCTAAAGTAGATTCAAGGTCACGTCGAAGGATGACCTGTAATAACAAAGCATGGCCTATCTAACCTCGCAATCGCGGGGTTTTCTTTTAAGTGTAAATAGCTATAATCACTACTCTTAAAACAATAAGTCATTCAATATGAAAAGAATAATACTTACCTCTATTTTTTTGGCAGTTACCCTTACTGGATGTAACAAGCAGTCTGATCCAGCTGCTGCTGCTGAACCTAAACAAGATACTGCAACTATCAAACAATTTGACGAAGCAGATACCAAGATCGGAAAATTTCTAGATCAACTCGATAACCCAAACACATCACTTGAAGTTAGAAAGCAAATTTTATGTATTGATTACCCAAATGTGTACATTCAACAATATGCCCCTGCTCTACTTAAACTTTCACCCAATGACTACACGCCAGACAAGTTGGATCATGATTTAGCAATTGCACTGGATTACTATAAAGACAAGTTCAATATCAGATGTGAAAAATAGCGTTCTCTCATTTAATCAGCCCACTCATGTAGTGGGCTTTTTTTTAGATACAAACATAAAAAATTAGCAAACTTAAAGAATATTAGAATACTTATTGACTATATATATTAGTTTGCTTATATTTATCTCACACACCAACCCAATGTGAGTAAATCAAATGGCAAAACCAACTAACGCAAAACAATTCATCAGCGACCTTAGCGGCGGCGTATTCGCAAACCAATTAGGTGCTGTTATCAGCATGGTTTCTGAAGGCGTTGTGAAGAACAACAAAAAAGGCCAAATCAAAATCACGCTTGATATTTCTCGTATCGGTGATTCAACACAAGTCGAAATCGCACACACCCTTGCTTACGTTGAGCCAACGGCAAAAGGCAAGCGTACTGAAGACACCACTTCAAAATCTCCAATGCATTTCAACGCTGGTGGTGATGTAACGCTGTTCGCAAATCACACCAGTCAGCTTTTTGACGAACACAAACAACACGAAGACGCATAAAGCGCTTCCCCCTTTCTTTCTAACAATTTTTTTTAACTAGCAATAGGAAACTTTCCAAATGGAAAACACAGAAGCTAAAGCAATCGCAACTCTTGGCAACCCGGTTAAAGAACTCGCTCGTGGTGACTTAATTGCCTTAAGTGGTGAATACAAACTTGCTGATTTAGAGCAATTCCTACATGGCCGTAATCGTGCACGTGGCGTTCTAAAAACCCCATCTTTTGATGACTTTAAGACCTATGTAGTTGGTCATTCTGAAAAGAATCTTGCAAAAGGTGTATGCGCATCAGCTACAGATGAGCCGCGTGCAGAGCCACAAACTGCCCTTGTCTTTGTTGACCATAAAAACGTAGCTGCAACAGCAATCTTGAACTTTATCCAAGGTGATTTTGCTCAGGGTCATTGTGACCACAAAGCAGTTTTGAAGCTTGAACCAACTGTAGTTTGGGAAAAATTAAATCAAATCAAAGACAACAAATTCGATCAAAAACGCTTTGCGACTTTGCTTGAAGATTTTGCAGGTGTTTTCGTGGCTATTACTGCCAATGGCGAAGAAATCTCGAACGGTGAAGCACTAAATGCAGTGCGTAACATGAAGGTTGATGTTTCTGCCAAATCAGACAGCCAAGTCAACAACACAAGCGAATCTCGCTCTGTTTTGGAAAATGTTGAAGCCTCAACCACAGTGGGCAAATTACCTGCTTACTTTGAAATCAAAGACTCCGCATATATCGGCTTGGATGAAAAGACCATCAAGTTGCGTCTGATTGTAAATGGTGCGGATGGTTCGCCAGTGTTTGCCCTTCAGATCGTCAAAGAAGAACTTCTCCGCAATGAAATTATTCAGGAGTTCAAAAACAAAGTAATTGAACTGCTTCCTGATAACGAAGTTCGTATCGGTACTTTTGAAGCGTAATTTTTAGACATTAAAAAGCCCTGAGACTTTCGACGGGATCAGGGCTCTTAGTAAACACTTGCAAGCTTACGGGGATAATTATGAATCAACGCGCACCACATAGCAACTTACCCAAGTTTGACCAACACAAAAGTCAAACATCTCAAATTCTTTATCAAGAGCCAACCTTGGAAGAAATGCGTCAAAAACATAACCGAGCTGTTGAGTTCCTAAAAAACTTCTCAGCTGTCACCCTTCTACTACTTAGCATCTTTGGTCTGGCATTGGTCATGCTCAAGGGCTGCGCAGATGATGTTGAACAACAGCAAGCAATGGCTGTGAAGCATCAAATTCAGTTTGGAGGTGTGAAGTGAGCACATCAACTCAAAAGTTCTCTGAATTCATCAGCCAAGATGAAGAAGGCAACATCCGTATGCGTCTAGGCCATTCAACCTACTTTGAAAAAGGTCGCCATATTTATGTGGTGAATAAGGATGGTACCGAACTGCTAATCACGCTTGAGGTGCATGTTTCCAAGCCTTGGATCCGTGAAAACTTTGAACGTGAACGCGCATTCCAACGGAAGAAGAACTTAGCAATTGCCCTACAACGCACACACATTCCACTGGTTGGGTTGGTGCTCGATAGCAACCAATCCTCCCCTTTAAATAATGAATAGTGAGTAATGAATAATGAGTATTGCAACTTTAATCCTTGGCCAGTCTGGTACTGGCAAATCTACAAGCCTAAGAAATTTGGACCCGCGAAATGTGTTGTTAATTCAGGTAATCAAAAAGCCATTGCCGTTTCGTTCGCCTAATTGGAAATACATCACACCTGAAAACAAGCAGGGTTCAATTTTGGTCTCTGATAATCCTCAATTCATCATTAATGTAATTAATGGATCTAAGCGTCCGATCATTATTATTGATGACTTTCAGTATGTTATGGCGAATGAATTTATGCGTCGTAGCTCTGAAAAGAGCTTTGATAAGTTCACCGAGATCGGCCGCAATGCATGGGATGTGTTCAACGCAGCAATTAATGCCCATGACCATAAGCGCG